TGGAAACTGAAACATTTGAATGCTCGTTTAAAAGAGCTTTTGAAAAAGATAATGGTGGCGTTACAGTATACGTTACCAAAGATGATGGTACTGATATGACTGTCTATGGCGAAGCTCTTGGAGCAAGTCGTTGGCAGAAAGGTGCTAGACTTAAGATCGAAGCATTACCTGTAAGAACTAGTAAAACAGGTAAACAGTATCAAACAGCAAACTCTATTGAGTTATTGGATGGTGAGGTAGCAGTGCCTAATGGTGCTGCAACATCTGTTCCAACAAAAGATCCACATGCTCAATGGAAAGAAAAATACAGATTAACAATGAGTAATCTTCTGGCTGCTGCTATTCAATCAGGTAAAGATGTAAACTTTGATGAGATTGATGGTTATGTGCGTAAGATACTACAAGCCAAGATGGATGTAGAAGATCTGCCAGATGATGCACCATTTTAACCGAACACGTCATCTCCCTAAAGTTAGTTAACGTGTATAGGGGTGAAGTTAAGATCCAGGCTTTGCCCCTACTAATTATTATGAAAAATGAAAAGCAATTATTATTTGTTCAAACTCGAAATCGAGTTGATAGGCATTGATACATATGGTAGAGATGATTGGGTAAGAAAGTTATATATAAATTATATGAAGGAGAATCAAAGTGATTACAGAAAAACGATTAGAAGATGCATTGAAATACCTAGCAGACACAGACGAAGGTAGTGCAGAAGCAAGTGCTAATGTTAAGTATTTGGATAGACTTCTTAAAAGGAAAAAAGCCTTATACATCACTGGGGAAACTAATCTTAAAAGCATATCTGCTAAAGAGCAGGGATTCTATGCAAGCGAAACTTACAAGGACGCTGTTGACGAGTTATTTCAAGCTGAAGTTAAGGCGTCTACTCTTGAAAATAAAAGAGACAAAGAAGGTATAATAATAGATCTATTTAGAACCTTAGAAGCTAGTAGACGTAAAAATAATATATGATTTATAAATTTCGTATATGGGTTTATAAACCTGTTACTACTGAAATATTTGTTGACGCTAACTCAGATGATCACGCTAAAGAAATAGTTAATAAATTAGATTCAGATACATTTAACTGGCAAGAGTGTCCTATCACACCAGATAGAGTAACTTATGAGGTTATTAAATCTGATGAGAACTCCTGAACAAAGAATGTTTCTTAACGTAATTACTCAAGCAATACATGATGCTGCATACAAAGGTAATGATGTTTATTACTGTGCATATAGAGATCAAGCTCTTGCTTGGTTATCAGGTAACTCATTTGATTTTAGAATAGTTTGTAAACTAGCAGATTTGGATCCAGATTATGTTTATAAAAAAGTTTCTAAAGCTATCAATATGGATCTATATAGAGTAAGAAAAAACCATTACATAAAACAAAAACCAGATCGAGAGTATCGACCTGGTCGTTATAGATTAAGATTTTAATGACTTATAAAGGGATATTTAAAGATATGACTTACAATTCACTTAACAAACAAGTAGATGGTGATCACTACAAAAGTATGAAGATTGAACCAGCTTTGTTTATCAATGAAAATAAATTACTATATGCCGAAGGCAATGCAATTAAATATATATGCAGACACCAAAAGAAGGGTAAACGTAAGGATATAGAAAAAGCTATCCATTATCTTGAAATGATTATAGAAAGAGATTACTCTTAGTTTTTATCCTCTACTATTTTTTTAATTGACTTAGATCCATCAATATTATCTTCTAGTATAGCATCTACTTTACCACACATATAAGTTACGTTTACGTTTTTATTTCTTTCTGCAAGACGTTTACCTTTAAGGCAGTCTGACATTGATGTTTGTATTCTATGTTCTTGTAATATACCACCAATAAACATGCAAAGAGCAACCACACTACTAATAACCGTTTCCATTTGCAAACTCCCTTTGTTTGTCTTTTAATTTTTCAATATCTGCTAATGCTTTTTCCATTTGTTTTTGCAAGAACTCAATATTAACTTTATTAGTCATATTCATTTCTTGTGTTGCTTGTAGCTTTTCAACTTGTTTATATAGATCTTCTATAAGCATAAATTGTTCGCTATCAGCAGGTAAACTACCTAATTGACCTCTTGGCCATTTAATTCTAAATTCTGTGTTTTTTTCTAAATCTGACTCCATCAATTGGAGTGTTGTGCTGTGACTGTTAAGTTTCTCAATGATACCAAAATATGCCCAAACACCCATAGCAACAGCTGCAACTATTCCTATAAGATTTCTAATTGGTAATGCTACATTAGTATTTTCGTTTATTTTCATGAAATATTGGTAACGCTTTGCCTGACATATAAAAACATTTTAAACAATATTTTATTCTATCAAACATAACATATCTCTTAGTTATTTTGTTTTTACAGGTGTTGCATTTAGAGTGTTTTGGTTTACCAATATACGCTGTCATTTCTTTCTCATAATATCAGCACCTTTAAGACCATATATAGCTGACACTACTCCAATGAATATTGCCTGATACCAATATGGTAAGTTCTTAAAGTATTCAAAAAACAAATCTAACTTAGTACGAATGTCAGGATCGTCAGTGAAGATAGAATAACCCAATATAAGAATAGGAACAGATACGAGAACAAGGACAAATTCGTCTTTCCAACCATTATCATTGCTCTCAATAACTTTCGCTTTATATTCAAGTTCACCTTTCGCCATTTTCTCAGCATGTACTCGCTGAGCATCTGACATTAATCTTTTAGTTTGTTGTTTATTCTGATATATATGAGATGCTGTCTTTACACCTAAAGATAATAAATTCAACCACATATTATTTTTTCTTCTTTTTTTTTATTTTTGGATCATCACTAATAAATCTGTCGAATAAAAAATTACAGAAGTTATCTAGCCATGAAAATAAGGTATATACTATTTTATCTATCATTTTTTTTAATCGTATAAAACCTACCTGTCTTGTTGCCTTTCAACAAAACATAATCTCTTTTGCTGTATTTCTTGTTCCAAGCATATACATGTATTTTTGATCCCCAATGCTCTAAGAAGCTGTAGAACCAGTTGGATAACCTTCCCATGCTTTATACATCCCCTCTACTATAAGCTCGTCATCATATGGCTGCATACCATTCTCCATTTGGATAATCGCTTTGACAAGGGGTAAGTAATGCTCAATGCTATTGTCAAGCTCATCTAATGGTTTTACATCCATCTTATCACATACGAACTTAATGTAAGCCTCAGTATCATTTTCTGATGGGGGTGCCCATCTGCTAATGATTGAGTCTACGTTTGTTTTTTTGTGTGTAAATCTGTAAGTAAGTAATATACGCATCAATGCACGAATACCCATTACAGCTTCTTCAAAGGTACAGAATGTAGGATCTGTTTGTTCACTAGCTAAACCATCCCAATCTGTTCCTAATTTTATATTTCCTGGATTTTTATTTCTTATTCCTCTAGGTAATTTTTCCAATCCATCTGCCATGTTTATTTAACCTCATTGGTATTAGTTTTGGCAAACCATCTATGATCATACCTGTTCCAATAATTGGTCTAGCTCTTTGAGTTTTATTATATCTAAAAGCTAGTGAGTCTTTATCTATTAAACATCCAACTTGTAAACCAAAGTACAATCCTAACGAATTGCCATAATATTTTATAGAGTAACTACTATGATAATGTCCTTGAACGCAGCTCATTCCCATAGATTGTGCTAGTTTTAACACATCAGCTACTTTGCCATGACAGAAGTAAACAGGGCCATTTGGCGTATCTAACGTCAAATCGTCATGCCACTTCCATCCTTTTCCCACTTTCAAGAAGTCATTGTATTTTTTAAGATATGCTTTTGGTATTCCATACTTCAAAGCACGTCTATATACTAGACTTCCATGATTAGAATCTAATAGATCCATTTGTGGAAATAATTTTTCTAATTCTTTTATTATAGGTAATGACATTTTAAGCTCATCACCTGCACTTGGTAAGTCAGGATCTGAGTCATGAAATGATAAAGCATGTTTATCTACTTCATCACCTATATGTACTATTTTTGTAGGCTTATATATTTTTTTAATAGCCTTCAAAAAAGGAAACAAATCTTTATGATGATAAGGAATATGAGTATCGCTTATAATCAGTATTGATTTATGCATACTCAACTTATACTATAAATTGCATATAAGTTAAAACATTAAGTACAACTTTATGCACCCACTTTTGGTTTAGGTTTAGGTATTATAATCTTTTCTTCAGGTAGTCCTTTGCATTCAAATTTAACTACCATTCTTTTATTGTTTATGTATTCTCTTGTAAAATCTTCTTCATCTTCTTCTAGTGCTTTAAACACATTTTGAGATATACCATAACCACTATACACACAGTCATAGTGTGTATCAAATGAATAACCAGGTACATGACTTGATGAGCAGCTGCCATTAAGCATACTGCATAGATACAAGATTAATACAAATTTCATTATAAAACTTTATTTAAGAGTACAAATAATTCACCAAGAACTGCAATTCCTACTGCTCCAAGAACCCATAAGATTCTATCTATATCTTTTTTGATATGAGCTAAATGATTGTTTTCTAAAGTGTCTAGTTTTTGATGAATTAAGTTTATTTCACCATGTACTCTTAAGAGTTCTTCTTTATTTTCAGTATGTCTACTCATTAGAATAATGTCTCGTAAGGATTTCTTACAAGCCCTTTCGTTTTGTATTGTGTGTATCTAGGCCCTTTATAACGTGGGTGTCCTAGTTGACCAAGTACAAAGTCTACTGCTGTATCAGATGCTTCATCTAATGACAGACCATCACTTTGTAGTTTTTCAGCAATATCTCTTGATGCTGATTGTAACCATATTGGCAAGAATCTCATTCCAACATGTCCACCAACTGCTAATGCTTTTTCAATAGCAGCATCATCTTTTTTAGTGATATTTGGACTCCACTTAGTTGTTAAGTATTGTTTGTTAGTTAATACTTCTATAGATGTTCTAGGTAGAGAACCAATTTTTTTGATGTACGTTGATTGTGGATCTGTAATCCAATGCAATGGTTCCATCAATTGTTTAGAAAATGTAAGTACCTCACCATTACCTAAATCAATTCTAGTAGGATCAGTATTTTCAAGTATACTGTGTCCTGCAAACATATAATTCAATAAATTACCTGCAACAGCAAATGTAAGAGCTGCTTTTAATGCATAATATTGATATAATCTTCTTTTATTTGGATCACTTTCAAATCCAGGCATAGATTTAGCTACAATTCTAAAGTTAGATATAGTCCAATCAGGTGCAAATAAAAACTGCTGCATATAACCTCTAGATCCAGGTTTAAGCATAGTTTGTGCAGCTTTTTTAATAAAAGGATTTGTTATTTCACTAACTAAATTTGGCCAGTTTTGTCCACCAAATGCATCATTTACATATGCAGCAGCTCCTCTAGCTTTTCTGTATATAGTAAATTGATCATCACCTGGTAATATTTTATTAGGGTTTTTTATAGATCCCCATTTACCATTTGGCCCAAGTTTGTATAAATAATCTTTTTCTAATGCAGTAAGGAATGCAAACATTTTAGATCTAGTAAATATTTGATCCCATGTAATTCTATCAAATGTTCTAAATACATTTTCTATATCTTTACTAGTTTTAATACCTAATTGATGTTTCCAAAGATTATCAAGTTTTTTAATATTATAATAAAATATATCATTTCCAGCATCTTCAGGTATAGATATTTCTAATCCATGTCCTTTTGCAAATCTAATTACATCATCAAATCCACCTTCTCTTAGTATACGTAAAGCATATGGAAAGTCTTTTTGTAGATATTGATTTGGTTTAAGAAAAAAGTTTTTAACTTCTTCTTTTGAAGCAGGCTTTAGTACTTTTTTAAGAGTATCTAATTTACCACCAGCAAACCATAATGATTCTGCTAATGCACCAGCATGAAATAATGAAAAACCAACAGCTAATCTTTTCATCATAAAGTTAGTTGTATTAAGTGCAGCTATCATATCGTTTTCTGTTTTTGCATCAAAAACCATATTAACAGCACCTTTAACAGCTTTATGTATTAAAGGATCAAAATCTTTTTGAGCTATAAATGCAGGGTGTGGTTTATCAAATTTGACGTAATTAGATCTATCTTTTGCATTTAATTTTAATAATTCTTCTGGTGTATTTATAAGATAAGGTTGTCTACCAATACTTTCTCTTTTTAAATATCTTACTAAATTTCTTTGTGTAATAGATTTACTAACAGCAAATGTATATGTTCTAATAAGTTCTACAGGATCATCCATTCCTGCTTTTAAAGTATATCCTTTTTCTAAACCTTTATTTATATCATCAAACACAGATCTTTTTGTAAAAGGAAATTTTCCACTACCACCATATACTTTTGTATCAAAATCTTCTATAAATTTAATTACATCTCTACCTGGATAATCATCCCATAATAAAGGAATATATGATGATCTTTTACCGTATATTAACTGTGCACCTTCTGGCCCTATAGCATCACCTAATTCATCAAATGTTTTTGTTACTAGATTGTGATATTTTTTTTCTGTCTTAGTAAGTTCTCCCCATTGTATAGGTCTACCTGTTCTAGAAAATTTTAAATTTTCATCTACTTTTGTTCCTGCAATATAATGAAATACTCTTTGTCTTGAAGTAAGATCTGGAACCATATCTTTCCAAGCATTAGATAATTTTTGACCTTCTGTTAAATAAATAATACTCATTTTATCAGGAGTAGCTAAAGCAGCTTCTACTTTTTTTTCTGCTATATCCCATTGTTTATTTGTATTTTTAAATAATGATACTAGTCCTTTATATCCTAAATATATACTAGATCCTGCAAGAAAACCTTTTGCAGCACCTATTAATTTTTCATCTTTTTCTGTAAGAAATTCTGCTGTTCCTAAAACACCACCAAATGTTGCTGCTTTTAATAAAGTATTTTTAGCCATATCTCTTGCATTTTCTACAGGAGGTTTCATAGCTATATATATTTTATTAGCTGTATCTTGGAAATGAGCTTCGTTGTCTAAAAAATTTGTTTCGTTTTTTAGTTTGTTAAGAATGTGATCTGTAAATACATATCTACCTTCATTATTGTATTCAATTAATTTTGTAGGATTGTTACTATATTCATCAAATGTTTCGTTTATAATTCTGTTTACTGTAGATTGTGGTGCAAATGTAAGTTTAGAAGTAAGTGCAGATACTCCTGCAAATGTAGTAGATAAAACAGCTCCTGCTGTTGCACCAATTGTAGTTTCTATTGCTGTTCTTTTAGGATCTATTTCTGCTTTTTCACCAAGTTGCCATGTAGTAGAAAATACTAATGGTACTGCAAGACTAGCTATTGCACCTACTTTAATATCTTCTGCTGCTTGTCTTTTTAACATTCCAATTCTATTTACTTGTTCAATATCTTTTACAAGTTTAATATCTTTAGAGTATTTAAGTCTTATAGAATTAACTATACCTCTACCAAGTTTATGCCAACCTAAAGGCATAAATAATAGATAAGGATCTGCCATTAACATATTAACAAGTTCTGCACCAAATATTTTTGGATTAGATTTTGCCATGTTTGCAAACTCTTTGAAGTCAAAAGTTTGTGGCCCATCATCTAATAAATAACCAAATCTATTTAATTTACGTTCTGCTTCTTGGTATATTTTAGTTCCTGCAAGATTAGGATTATTACGAATGTAATCTAATGCTTCTTGTGCTTGTTTCTTTTTGGTATTACCTGTTAAATATTGATACAAAGATGCAGGTAAAGATTCTTCTAATATAAGATCTATAGGATTACGCAAAGATTCAAAGAATCCAGGCATTTTAGCCTGAACAGGATCATTTAAACCATCAGGTATGCTTTGTATTGGATCTTTGAGTCTAGGGTCATTAAGAGGTATTCCATTAGCCATTTACTTTTTTCTTTTGTTTCTATAAAAACTTGCAACTGGATCTATTGGTTTAATATTATATGTTCTAAATGTTTCAAATCTTTTTGTTTTAGGATTAAACTTTTCAACTTTACTATATAAATCAATTTTTCTTTGAATTTTAGCACCAGCTAATTGTGATTTAGCTTTAATTCTATATTCTTGTATTAATTGAGATCTTTTTGGAAAAGTTTTTTTTGTTTTATATAGCTTGCTTAATGTAGCTCTACTTCTTTTAAGACCTGCTTTGTCAGAACCTTTGCTATAAAAAGATTTCATTTCTGCTGAAATTTCTCTTGGTGCAAATCCAAGTTCTCTTGATTCTGTTTCAGTATATCTAGCTCTAGCTTTTACAGGTCTGCTAGTAAATCTTTTAATACCAACATTTAATTCTTCACTTCTTTTTTGTAAAGCTCTTAATCCTGCAGCTCTAGCTGTTTTAACTGCTTGTGTTTTAGCTTTATCTATTCTAGCAATAGTTCTTTTACCTATTGCAGTTTTTTTTGCAAAAACAAAAGGATCTCCAGTTGCTGCATGTCTTGAGTATGTTTTAGTTTTTGGATTATAAATATTACGTATAAGACCAGGTTCTTTTGTATAAAATTTTGTACCCTTAAATTGTTTAAGAGCAACTTTTCTAATTTTAGCAAATCCTGTTTTTAATTTAGATGCTTCTACACCTCTAGCAAACTTAGCTGCTGCTTCTTGTTTAAATCCAGGTTCTATATCAGGTCGTCTAAAAAATATAGATTTTGCTTTAGATTCATATCTAAATTTTTCACCTTGATCTATAGGTGTCTTAATAATTGGAGCTACTTTTTTAACAAAGGGTGGCCCTTGTTTTCTCATAATAGTAGATTTAATATTTTTAAGAAGTATTTTTTTAATCATTTAACTCCTATTCAAAGTATTCTGGGAATCTGTTTCTAAGTATTTTTTCAGCTCTTTGTCTAGATACTTTTTGTAAGTTTGGATTAGCTGCTAATAACATAGCAAATATTTGTGAATCATCATTAGCTAATACATTTCCATCAGATTTTGGTATAATTACTTCAGGCCCTGCTTCACCAACAACATATGCTTTATTAGCTTCTACTGGCCCACCATATTCTCTATTTCCAGCTATAGCTTTTGATATAGTAGCATCTGTAATACCTAATCTGCTTAAAAGACTTTCGCTTTTTTGTATTTTGCCAGATTTAATTAACTCTTGCATAATTTTAAGTTTATCATCCATTCTTAAAATTTGTGGTTTACCTGCTGCTTTTAATTGAGCTTGTTTTTTTCTAACAGCAGCTTGATATTGCACAGATATTTCTTCTACAGCAGCATCAAATGCAAGTCCTGGATTTTTACTTCCACCTTTACCAAAAAAGTTTTTAATTTTACTTCCAACATTTTCAAACCAGTTACCTTCAGAGATACCAATTTTACTTAGTAAATCTTTTGTTTCTGACATATCTGCAGCAGTAGCTTGTATTGGAGCTTCTTTTCTAGCATCAAGAATTTTTTTATAATTTTGTGATATAGCTCCTGCTTTAATTACATTATCTAATGCACCTTGTCCTAATGTTTTACCTTCAGCTCCTGCTTGCATAAATGCAAGACCAATTGTAAATGCAGGATTAGCCATAAGACCTTCAAAACCACCTTTTTCTTTCCAAGTAGCTTGGGCTTTAGAAAAATCAACATTTGCCATATTAGCAAGTTTTTGCATAAAACCTATATCTTCTGCTTGTTTAACTCCAGTACCACCTTGCATTATAGAATCAGTATATGTAGATTCATTTAATTTAGGAACTTTACCACCACCTTGTGATTCTAAAACTTTTTTTTGATTTTCAGCAGCTTGTTTTGTTAATACAGATTGAGGTAAATTAATATTACCAATAGGTGTTTTTATTTGACCTTGATTTTGTGGAACAAAACTTGTTGGAAACATAGCTCCACCTGGTTGAGTTAATGGAGATCCACCTTCTCTTTCTCTTAAACTTGCAGATATACTTCCTCCATCCATTGTTAAATCAGATGACATTCCAGATGGATCATCAGGTGCTTCTATACCTCTTAATCTTTTTAAACCATCTATGTATATTTCATATAAACTTGCCATTATAATATTCCTTTGTCTAAGCTATTTGTTTTAAGCCAATCATAAAATGGGCTTTCGCTAACAGCATGGTATCTCATAGGACTAGGCGATCCTAAAATACCTTGTTGTTTAGCTTTAGCACTAGCATATGCACTTTGATATGCGAAGTTGTTTTTTACATTACCTAAATTTTTATACCATTTAGCAGCCATAGATTCTACAGGATTAACTTTAGCTGTAGCAAAAATAGTTTCACTTTGAAATAAATTAGATAAATTATCTCTTTCTGAATCAGTTAATGTATTAGGATTAAATGATGCATCTAATGGATTTGTTGCATCACCACTTCCATATTTTTTTGTATAATCATTTTGACCAAAAGTACCTGCTTCAATAGCAGCTAAATCTTTTTGCATGTCTTGTATTTTATAACCATAAGCACCTGGATGAAAATCAGCTTTGCTTGATAAGTCATTTATCTTTTTATTCAAACTAAAAGTCATAGCTTTCTTTTGAATATTTGAAGAAATACCAGATAAAAAGTTTCCTAAAAAACCACCTTTTTTATAAAAATCTATAACATTAGAAACACCTTTTTCAAAAGGTGATCTTGTATCTACAACATTAGATAGTTCAGCAGCTCTTGGATCACCAACAGCAACTTTTTGACCACCTACTACTTGATAAGGTGCTTGTTGTGAACCTTCACGAACTTTTTGTGGATCTACTGCTTTTGTTTTTGGTGTAATAGTTCTTTGAACACCATATTGTTCTCTAGTATCATCTTTACTAGAATAATTTACTTTAGGACTTGTTGTTTTAGGTGTTGATTTTTTTGTTGTTTGTTGTGCAGAATATTGTTGTCTATCTGCTCCTCCACCTCTACCACCAGAAAATCCACCAGATGAAGTTGTTCCTGGAGATGCTCCTGGTTGACCAAAAGGTGGATAAGCCATTATTCCTTCACTAGTCATAGTGGGTTTACCACCTTGATCAACAAGAGTTTGTGCTTCACCTGGTGTAATATATGCTAGTTGATGTGGTTGTCCATCAACTGTTTTTTGCATTGGTACGTCTGAAACACTACCTCCTGAACCTGACATTTAATCTCCTATAATATTGCTAAAACAATAATGATAACAGCAACTACTGCACATGTTGTTTTATGTTCTTTAATAATATGTGGTATATGTTCTTTAAGTTTCATTATAATAAACCTCCTAATAATCCAAATCCAGCTCCAATAGCAGCTCCCATAGGGCCAGTTGCTCCTAACATGGGCCCTAATGCAGCTCCAGATAATGCTCCACCTGCAGCTGATGTTATAGGATTTGCTCTTGGTTGAGTAATTTGTTGTTGTTGTGTTGGTAAACCAAATGCAATTGGTGCAGCAAGATTGTAGTATTGCTGTAACGCCTGCACAGGTGCTAGTTGTCTTTCTCTTTGAATATCTTCAAGCTGACCTCCAACTGCTGTTAAACTTGGTACTTGTTGTGCAGTAGATAATTGTCTATTTCTTTCTCTTTCTAATTGTTGAAATGCCAAAGGTAATGCTTTATCTGCTACTTGACCAATTACTTGGTTTTGCATCATAGGTGATCCAGGAGTTCTTCCTGCTCCACTAAACTGACCAGCAACATTAGAATATATATCTTTACCAGCTTGAGCAATCAAAGGAGATAAGAAAGGGTTGGTAAATTTTCCTTGTATAGTATCTAAAATTTGTTGATTAGCAGCTTGAGCCATAGTTTCTTGTGCTGCAATACCTTGTAATGTTTGTTGTGTTGGTGCTACAAATCCTGCTGCTGTTGGGCCTTGACCATATATAGTTCCAGCTTCAGATAATATCTGAGCTAATGCAGGTTCTGCAGGGCCGTATGGTTGAGTTTGGGTAATGTTAGTACCACCTCCACCTCCTCCTCCAAATGACATATTTATTTCTCCTTGTGTTTTTCTAATAATACATGACTTTCTTTAAAACCAAATGGCTTAAGTACACGTTTCCATCCTGGTCTTGCAACAAGCTCTAATAAATCACAATTGTTTTGCCAAGCATAATCTTCTATGTGTTTTATCAAATGCTGCCATTTTTCACGATACTTACCAGTCATGATCTTAATATTTAAGCATCGTTGTAATGGTCTTTGTATAATTTCTGTAATAACTATACCATATAGTCTTTGATCTATATCTGCTTCTTTATCCCAAAGAAACCATAGTTGCATATTACCATCAGAAATCCATTTTTTAAAATGACTTGCATTAGCATAGTTATTTGAACTTGCCATTGCATCTGCAATCATACCCTCACATTGTTTCCAAACTGTTTCAGTATTTTCTTTTGGTATTTGAACCAATTGAATCATGCAGACTTTTCGTCAAATATTTCTAAGTAACTTACTATACCTGCTATATTATTAGCAGATGCAGCTTTTAATTTTAATATATCACCTGATTCTAAAACAATACTACTTTTTACTAAATTTTCTACAGTTTTAGATCCTAAACTAATATGTGCTACTTCATATTCTGCATTGGAATCAGATGAATCAACAGTAAATGCTTCTACTTCAATAGCACCAGAATGTATATTTGTAATCTGTATAGATTTAATTATAGCAGTTCTGTTGCTTGGTACTGTATATACAGTTGTTTTGTTTGTCGTTGTAAGATCAAACATAGCATTTTTGTATATATTAGCCATTTTTTGGGTGTTTTACTTTTACTGCTTTAATAGCTTGATAGAACTCAAAATATTTAGTTTGAAGTTCTCCATCTTGATCTATTGAGTGCCATAACATATCTAGCTGATCTCCTATGCTTGGATATACTCTATCT